ATCAATTGAGGAAGTACCTGAAATCTGCCCTTCAGACCCGGGAACATTTCCGGCTGGTCGATCAAGAGCGAACCGTGTATCTGAATATTCTTGGGATTAAAATAAGGGGGCATATCGATGGTAGAATAACAAGGATCTGTGACTGTGAAGAGCATAAGAACTGGCCAAGGGATACCGTTCTGGAAGTAAAGACAGCAGGACCGTACACCTATCCCAAGTTTGCCAAAGGGGATATCCCCCTTGATTACCAGGCACAGGCAAATGCATACATGGCCGCCTTGGGAGTCCAGGATACCCTGTTCATGGTCAAGGACAAGGGCACGGGTAACTTTGTATTCATTCCCTACAAGTTCGATGAAGAGATGGCACAATCCATCTTTGAAAGACTGGGAAGAATAACAAGGTTTATCCGGGGAGAGGGAACAAACACCGAGCTGGAAAGGGAGCATGGCCCGAACAAGAACGGGTACCTGCCCTTTGATTGTAACTACTGTGACTATGTCCTGAAATGCTGGAAGCACAGGAACCCGATCAAGCTCAACAAGAAAGCAGTTATTTACAAAGTGGATCCTGAAGTGTTTGATATTCCCGAAGAAATCGAATCTCTATTGGAGGAGAAATCATGAGCGAACAGACCAGTTCCAGAATCAGTTCCAGAATCATGGTCAGGAAGGACGGTACCACCAAGAAAGGGGGATCTTCCGTCCGGTTAGACGTTGCAGACTTGGAAGACCCTCTCTGGGCTTTCAAGTGGGCTGTGCCCAAGGTGGCCAATTACGATGTTGGAGATGAGATCACCCTTACCTATGATGACAAGGGAGATGACAAGCCTTTCCTGATCATCAAGGATGTACTCAGCGGTACCCCCAGCGGATCCGGCAAGAGCACCAAGAAGTCCAGTGGATCCAGCGCTGCCCGTGCCGGCGGGGGAGATGATTCCCGCAATACCATGATGGTCTTCTCCTATCTCAAGGACCTGCATGAGCAGCATCTCAAGGCAGGGACCAAGGACCCGATCAAGGCTGCAATCAAGGCGGGATCTTCCCTCTACGAAGGAGCCAAGAACATCGTAAACCCTCCCCAGACCCCTCCTGAGAATGCCAAGAAGGCAAACGATGTGCAGGAGGGAAGGATCCGGACCATGGTCAACACAATCGGGGCAGATTCGGAGAGCGATTCCTGGAAGAAGTTCGTCAAGACCAGGTATGGAGCTCCGCTTTCCCATGAGAATGCCAACCATCTGATCAAGATGTTACAGGATACAATCGATGGGAAGATGGCAGTCAAGTGGACTCCGGACGAGGAGATCATGTTCTACGATCCCAACGCGAAACCCGAAACCGTTAACAGCTAATAGGAGAGAAACCAAATGCCCCGCGAGAAGAGTGGAAACAGATCCAAAGGCAGCCAAGTTCATGCCAGTCCGAAGCATCCTGCACAGAGCCTCCATTCAAGGGAATCGGAGATCGGCCTGATCGGATGCATGGTCCTGAAGAACGAGATCATCCCGAATATACTCTGTGAACTGACCAGTGAAGCTTTCTTTCTCGATTCCACCCGTACAATCTATGACCATATAATCAAGATATGGAATAGGGATAAGCTGGTTGACCTGGTCATGATCAAGGATTCTCTCGGACCTGAGATGGACTCAATTGGTGGAATACCTTTCCTTGCCTCCATGGTGGAAACTATTCCCAACACAGCCTCCTGGGAAGCCTACCTGAAAGTAGTCTCCAGGAAATATAACCAAAGGTTACAGGCTGAAGCTGCCTATGGAATTCTGGGACAACTCGAAGAGAATGCAGACGATGCAGACATCTACCGTCTGGCGGATGCAATCAAGCGGGTGGCCCCCGACCAAGGGGAGAAAAGGCTGGAAGAAGTAATCAAGGAAGGGATCGATCTGCTTGATTCCAACCGGGACATTGGACAGGACATGGCTCTTGGTTGGGATGAAATCGATCAGCACATAGGCGGACTTCGCAGGAAGACCACCTATACCATCGGTGGAAAAACATCGCAGGGAAAGACCACGGTCATGAGCAATATCGTGGTCAAGGCTCTCAATGATGGGAAACGGGTACTCATTTCCGTCCTGGAAAACCCTGATCAGGTCCCCATGAGACTCGCATCCATCGATAGCAATCGTCCCTTGGGGTGGTTCCTGAAACCAGACCAGGTATCTGGAGAGAACTTCGGTCTGGCCAAGGAGGCTTTGAGTAATCTCCGCAGATGGGGAGAACAGCTCATGGTTGTGGGAGCCACCCCTCTTCCAGCCCTCAAGGGGATCGCTGAGAAGTTTGAACCGGACATCGTAGTTCTGGATTATCTCCAGAAATATGCCACCCGGTACTGTGGACAAGGCAAAGGGAACAAGTCTGCAGAGGTGGGAAAGGCAGCCTCTGATTTCAATGATATCGCCATCGATTGCAATGCTGCCGGGATCCTGCTCTCCCAGGTATCCAGAAAGGTGGACATGGGAACCAGCCGGAGACCGCAGATCGAGGATCTCAAGGAATCAGGAGATATCGAGAACTTCTCCGATGTGGTCCTCCTTCTCTACTGGCCTGCCAAGGATTCAAGGAATGAAAAGAAGGACCCCCTGCTCTATGAGATTGAGATTGCCAAGAACAAGATGGGTCCTGCACAGATCGTAGCCTCCCTGAAGATCAATTCCGATACCCTGAAGATTACAGATTGGGCTGACCGTGAACCCGTATCCGATGAGGAACCAGATAATGCAAGAAGAAATGGAAACGTACAAGGTGACAGTTTCGGTGGACCTAC